TATGCTGTCTCATCACCTGATTTCCCAATAGAGTCTTTTTATAAGATAGAGTTATTGTTTGAAGCAATAAAGGACAAGGTTCATCATAAAATTGGTGATAGCAAACCTCCAACTACCGAAGACATAGCAATGTGGACAAACTACTATGACTATTTAATAATGTTAGAGGGATATTGCAAAACAAATAATATAGATTTATTTATTTTTTCTTACAATCCACCTACAGATGCAGTAATGTCAAGAACAGACATTGAAAGTTTTTTCTCTATTAGTCCTGCTGAAGTAGCACAAGAAGTGGTAGACTTTATTTCTAACAATGATGTTGACAAGTATTTTGTTACTGCAGAAGATGGTCAGCATGAAGGGCATGGCTTCCATAGTATATGGGCAAGCAAAGTCCTAAAGTTATATTTAAGGGGGAAAGATGTCAACTGAAGAAGAGTTAGTTAAACATTTAGATCAGGTTAATTTAGTAGTAGAAGAATACCTAAAAGGAAATGACCCAACAGTTATTTCTAAGCAACTAGATATTCCAAGGCAAAGAGTTGTAACTCTTATCAACGAGTGGAAAGTCATGGCATCGGCTAATGATGCAATCCGTGCTCGTGCAAAAGAAGCCCTTGCATCCATGGACGCACACTATGGAAAATTAATTTCAAAATCATATGAAGTTATTGATGAGGCAACAATGACTAACAATCTTAGTGCAAAAACTGCAGCAATTAAGTTGGTTATGGATATAGAATCAAAAAGAATTGATATGCTTCAAAAGGCTGGCTTGCTTGAAAATAAAGAACTAGCAGAAGAAATGATGGAGATTGAAAAAAGACAAGAAGTTCTTATGGCAATCCTAAAAGATATTGCGTCAGAATATCCAGAAGTTCGTGATGAAATTATGAGAAGACTATCATCAATTGCTAAAGAAGATGAGACGGTTACAATAATTCATGGCGTATGATGATTTTTTAGAGGCATTAAAGGATAACCCCTTTGAAGAGATGCCAGTAGATGCTAAAACATTTGTTGAGGGGGAAGACTTTTTAGGTCAACCACCGCTATCTTCAATTCAATACGACATAATTGAGGCAATGAGCCAGATATATAGAAAAGAAGAACTGCAAGAAATTTTTGGCACAGAGGAAGGCGCTAGATACTTTGAAAAATATACAAAGAATGAAATCATTCTGCAACTTGGCAAGGGATCTGGTAAAGACTTTACATCTACAGTAGCATGTGCATACATTGTATATAAACTACTATGCTTAAAAGATCCAGCAAGATATTTTGGTAAGCCATCTGGCGATGCGATAGATCTTATTAACGTTGCTATTAACGCACAGCAAGCAAAGAATGTTTTCTTCAAAGGCTTTAAAACAAAGATCGAGAAGTCTCCATGGTTTGCTGGAAAGTTTAATGCAAAGGCTGACTCTGTTGAGTTTGACAAAGGAATTACTGTTTACTCTGGTCACTCAGAACGTGAATCGCACGAAGGTTTGAACCTTCTTCTTGCAGTACTTGATGAGATATCTGGTTTCGCATCTGAGATTGGAACAGGAAATGATCAAGGAAAGACTGCTGACAATATCTATAAAGCATTTCGTGCTTCTGTAGATTCTCGTTTCCCTGATTTAGGTAAGGTTGTTTTATTGTCATTCCCTCGTTTCCAAGGTGACTTTATTTCTCAAAGATATGATGATGTAGTAGTAGAAAAAGACGTTATTGATAAGCAGCACACATTTATTATTAACCCACTTCTTCCAGAAGATGACAAAGATAATCAGTTACATATTGAATGGACAGAAGAGCATATAAAATCGTACAAGTATCCAGGAGTGTTTGCACTGAAACGACCAACATGGGATGTTAATCCTACAAGAAAGATTGATGACTTTAAGATTGCATTCTTAACAGATCTTGGAGATGCAATGCAAAGATTTGCTTGCGTACCAACCTATGCTTCTGATGCATTTTTTAAGCAAACAGAAAAGGTTAGAAAGTGCATGTCTCTTAGAAACCCTATTGATAATTTTAAAAGGTTTGATGAATCATTTAAGCCAGATCCAGATAAGGTTTATTACGTACACGCTGACCTTGCCCAGAAGCACGACAAGTGTGCTGTAGCAATTGCACATGTTGATAAATGGGTAAGCGTACAGGTGATAAATAACTATGAACAGGTAGCGCCAATAGTTGTAGTAGATGCAGTTGTTTGGTGGGAACCAAAGGTAGAAGGACCAGTAAATTTATCAGAGGTAAAGCAGTGGATCCAAAACCTACGTAGACTTGGCTTTAACATAGGTATGGTTTCGTTTGACCGTTGGCAGTCATTTGATATTCAAAACGAATTAAAACAGGTTGGAATGAGAACTGATACTGTTTCTGTTGCTAAAAAACATTATGAAGATATGGCTATGCTTGTGTATGAAGAAAGATTAGCAATGCCTGGAATCGAACTTTTGTTTGAAGAACTTACCGAACTAAAGATTATGAAAAATGATAGAGTTGACCACCCTCGCAAAAAGTCTAAAGACTTGGCTGACGCAGTGTGTGGAGCAATATTTGGGGCCATATCACATACCCCAAAGGATCTTAATCAAGAAATTGAGATCCATACATATAGGGAGAGACCTAAAGTTGACACCTATAAGGACAACGTGATACAATATAAGCCTATGCCAAATGAAGTAAAAGATTATTTGGATAGATTTAATCTACTATAAAAATAAGGAGCAAGATGAATTCATTTAAGAAAATCGCCCTTGGACTCGCTGCAGCAATGTCCCTTGGCGTACTCACAGCACTTCCGACAAGTGCTGCGGTAATCGCACCAACGCTTACAATTGATTCGGCAACGGATACAATTACAGCAGGTGAAACGGCTACAGCAGTGGTAACATTGTCATTTATTTCAGAAACAGCAGCAGATACAGCAACAGTGCTTTCTGCTATGTTTACACAGCCAACAGGCGCTACTAAGTCAGCAACTCTAACGTTGCTTGAAACAACAACTGCTACGGCAGCAATTGCAGCAGGAAATCTTTCTGCTGACGTTAACTCAACAGTTGGAACACCAGGATATGTAACTGCAAAGTTTACAGTATCTTTGGTTGCACCTTCAGTTGCAGGTACATACGAAGCAAGAATTATTACAACACGCCCATCAACTGGTCCTTCAGTTGCTTGGACAGTAACAGTTAAGGCAGCGGATATTACTCCATCTGCTTCGACAACAACTTCAATTCTTAACGCAGGTGAAGTTACAACTGCAACAGCAGATGCTTCAGTCTATGCACCAAAGGCTACTTCAACAGATGCAGCAGCAGTAATCGTTGTTACACCTAAGAACGCAGCAGGTGGATCAGCAACTGAATCAATCCTTGCAACAGTATCAGGAACAGGTTTGATTGGTTATGGCACAAATGCCACAACTATCTCTGCTCTTGGTCGTGCACTTGTAATTCCAACAGGAAATTACATTGGTGTATTTGCTGACGGTACAGCAGGAGTTGGAACAATCACTCTTACAACACTTACAGGAACAGTCATTGCAACAGAGAAGGTAACATTCTATGGAGATATTGCATCAATCGTTGCAACTCCAGTCAAGTCTGTTATCGCAACAGGCGCAAACGTTTCAACAGTTAAGGCAGTTGCATACGATGCATCAGGCGTAACCGTAGGAGCAGGAACTCTCAATGCTTTCTCAAGCAACACAGCAATTGTATCTGATTCAGGTACAGCAGCAACTATCGTTAACGGAGAAGCCCTATTCACACTTACAGGTGTAGCATCAGGCGGAGTAGCAGTTACAGTTAAGTCTGGAACTATCTCAGCAATTGCAGTACCAGTTCGTGTAGAGTCTGCACTTGCATCAGTCAAGATCGCATTTGATAAGGCTGAGTATCTTCCAGGAGAAGCAGCAACAATTACTGTAACTCCAGTAGATGCTGCAGGTCTTCCATTGTCTGCAAAGACACATGCTAACCTATTTGCTACAGGTGGAATCACTTCTACATACGCATTTGGCTCAGGTTCAGATGTTCTAACTGGAGTTTCTGTAACAACAGACACATCAACAGTTAAGACATTCAAGGTATTCATGCCTTTGACTGAAACTGAAGTTAATATCTCAGCAACAGGTGGTTCATCACTTCCTGTAGCAGGTCAGGTTGTAGTCTCTGCATCAGCAAAGGTTACAAACAAGGCAGCAGATGCTGCAAAGGATGCAGCAAAGGCAGCAGATGCAGCGGTACTCGCAGCAGAAGCAGCAACTAAGGCAGCCGACAATGCAACAGCACAGGCTAAGGCAGCAGTAGATGCAGTCGCAGCATTGTCTGCACAAGTTGCAACACTAATTGCTTCACTTAGAAAGCAAATCACAGCACTAACTGCTTTGATCGTAAAGATTCAAAAGAAGGTTCGTGCTTAATTAGTCCAACAATTAAGGGGGTTAGCCATGTGCTAGCCCTCTTTTTTGTGTAATAAAATGGTATAATCATCCTAGCAGACATTGTTTGCACAAGGGGGAAAGGTTAATTAAAAAATTAATACTTCGATCAGCATTTATAACAGCACTCTTAACACTGTGTTTAATATTATTTCCACAGGATACGGCTCACGCTGATGAGATTAGTACTGTCCAAGTATCCCCTTCCGAAACAACAACAGTAACAATATCAGCAGACACAACATTAATTGCACATACTTCAGTAGAAAGTGCAACAGCCATAATAGAGGTAGCCCAGGCTACAATAACTCAGGCTGAAACTGCCACGGCAGTCATAGAGACCCAAGCAACAGCCATTACAAGCCCTACAGAGACTATTACAGCCACTATCACTCAGGCTCAG